GATGCGAAAGGTAAGGCGATCATAGATCCTCGCAAGGCTTCTAGGAACTACCCAGGTCTAAACTACGAGAGATATTGTAGTTCATTCTGTGTTAAGAACCGAGGGATCAAAGTCGGAAAGACTCATCCCAAGGTCCGAAAGAATACTGTCCAGGTCTAATGTTTCCTCCACATCGAAGGTTATATCAAACATATCCATCACATTCAAAATCGATTCCTCATTCAAGGACACAGAGTTCGCAGCTGCTGTGTAATTGTTCTGAATCGACACGACGATCTTAAATTGAGATCCATCAATTACTTTTCTACATGTAGGGCACGTATTCTTACCTTTATCTTTCCATCCCTGTAGACAATGGGAATGAAATATATGTCCACACCTGGTCGGGGTATTGTTACGTGTTGACCTGACCTCACTGAGACATATGGCACATGTCGCCATTCTATAGGAAGGTTCTAAAGTTTTTATCGTGATTTAGCTCATTTAATATATATCGGAAGCGTTAACAAGAGGCTTGTCACATGTGTTGCAGTTATCCTTCCCCTGTTCCCCCTGTATCTGAGACATGAGGGCGGGACCCTGCTTCTGCAGAAGCTGTCTGTACGAATAGTTGTCTTCGAAAGAGATGTTGTTATTCTTCATGATGTAATTGTTGAAAAGCTGAGAGGACGAGTTAATAGTGAAGCATCTACCATCGGCCATACCAAGTCGCTGAGACATTTTGTTATTATAAAACTAGAAATTAATTTGTCTATTCGTAATCGTTTTCATCCACGATTCGAAACCCTCCCCCCTGAGCTTTTTTATAAAAGGTTCACATTTGTACCCCAAATAAATATCAAAAACGTCTGTTTCCTGCGTTCGAGAAACCCTAATCTCGGGATTCTCATTTATATGCTGGTTAATGATATTGTATGCGAAAGCAATCTCTTTGAGGGTTTCCGCCCCCGTGATGATGATCTTCCCTGTACTGAAGATGCTACACGTAATCTCCTTCATATCGTGAGATGGTTTGAACTTTATTTTAACTGCTGAGTATCTATCCGGTTCAAAAGACATCTTGAATATATCGTCATACTCTTCAAACCAGTTTGCAACCTTAATGAGATTCACATTGTAGTTAAGACTGAAGTTGGAATTGATCATCACAACACGAAATGTATCATTTGAAATCTTGATATCCATACCCAAAAATACCCTGAAGATATAGGCGAGTTGTGTAATGATACGTTTACAATCGAAGAGGTCGCAGCACCCTGCAACTTGGACACTTCCATTGGGAAACACTTTTACAGATTTAGTACTATACGTGTCGTGATACGTTAGGGTGACCTGATTGTAAAAAGTGGTGGGTTTCAATTTCCATTCAAATCCATCGGTATTCGTTCCCTCGCGTCGCATCTTATAAGATCCAATTCTTTCAAAGGTTTCACGAAGTTTTTTAATATCAACCGACTGGATAAAGCTGGAAACCATTGTGATCGTCGTAATCTTGATCCATGAAGGTCTAGTCTCATCGGGTAAAGCTTTTCGCATATCATCGAGTGTTAGGAGATACGAAAAGCTATTATTGGCAATTGAGGAATACATTTAGGAACATACTTTTCTATATATGTGTGTCTCACTTAGGTGTTTAAAGAAAACAATCGTCGAATGATTATATGACTTCCTTTATCAAATTTGCGAAACATGTACATGATATTGAATCTGATATCTCATACGTCGAGGTCATTTATGATCGTTACGTAAATGGTAAAGGGTACGAAACCTATAATGACTACATCAACACCGAACCCCTCGCAGACTGGGTAACACTCGAGTCCCAAAAGCGATCAATTCCTTATGTAAAATTCCTTGATGTGATGGTCAAAAAAACGATAGAGGTTCGTCAACGTATGATTGAGCTCACACTTGAAAATATTCTTTTATATGAACAACCTGATCGAGTATACATTCGTCTCGTACACGCCATTAAAATTATTGATCCAACATTCCAACCACCCCGCATAAATAGGGAGAGTACTTGGCAGATGGAGCTTGCAAAAAAGATATGTAAAAAATATCTACCACACGCTATAGAGATGTGTGCTAAAAAATCACGACTTGAATACTTTCTCAACGTCTTGCGTACAATAGAGCGAGAACAATGAGAAGAGTAATCAAAAAGATCCAGAAATAAGATACACTTTTATTTGAAACACCAACAGTCAAAGGTTTCCTATCCCGTGTGAAACCATAATCTATATTCCTTCGTGGATGAATATCTTTCTCAATAAGACACGGTTTAGTTTCTTCTTTACATAAACCAGTCTTACAAAATACACTCTTCTCGGTGGGTGGAGCCTGAATAGAAGGTTTCACTTCAACAAAATCTTTAGAATTACCCGTCTGTCGCAGACTCCCAGGGAGGGAGAAATCATGTGTGACAAATGGGTTCACATCATTGATAGCATCTTCATCGTTGAGCATGTACACACTCATCGCTGTTACTACTAGTTCAGATTATAATTTTTATGCTTCATTTTATACCGATGTTCTTCCCACATTTTATCCAAATCAACATTTAACATATGTGCGAGTTGGAAGAGATAACTAAAAACATCACCCATTTCCATCATGACATCAGTGCCTCGCTCCTTCTTGAGGTTGGTCTTCTTGAATGTTTTCTTATACTGCCTGATAGCTGACGCGAGTTCACCAAATTCTTCAGTCAGGAGAAGCCATACTGTATCTACAGCGGCTCGATCCCACCCCTTCGATCTACACACTTTCTCGGTTTCTGTCTTATAATAATTGAGACTCATCACTTATGTTTACCTGGTTCATACTCTTTAATTGATACCGATCTTGTAATTGAAGTCCAACTTCTTTCCCGTCGTACTTGTATTTATAGGTTGATCGAGGGGGACACTGATGGTATCGATTTCTTTCGCATATGCGATGTACTGGGATACACCAGTTTGGATCTGAGATAAAGCGGTCTCGATAACCCGGGTGTTGATGAATTTAACTTGCTCATTCACTTTGATGTGATGATCACCAGCACTGTTGATGAATACCATTCGCATGATACCATAGAGATCATCGGGGTTTTGGTAATCGATGGCGATACCAGTCTTATCCTTGAATGTTTGACGAATGCCACGCTGAATCAAATTTTTGTTAAATTTTGAAAAGAAGAGAGAGTTCAGTGGGGTCTCACACTGTTGAATCGAATCAAGATGGAGGTTATCACACATTTAATATAGTCGCCGAAAAAAATTGTGTGTAAATAGTAAATGCTGAACTTCGCTGACTTTAATGAAGTGTATGCCAACAAGCCCCCAACGTTTGAGGAAATTCCATGCAAACCCCCAGCCTGCTTCGTTGGTTCTTACCCCCCAGTGGCAAAAGCTGGTGAGCCTGGTCCTTTTTTCGTGAACACCTATCTTCTCCAACCCAACCGAAAGTTTGAGACTTTTGGAACAGTTCCCGTGAGGAGCGCTGATCTCAGGTGCAAGAAGTAAGTTAAAAATAAAAGTGGAACACTAGATATATGAGGGTCATTAAACGCTCAGGTCGTATTGAGGATATGAAATTTGATAACGTCACCAATAGGATCAAGAATTTAACGTACGGACTCTCAGAAAAATGTGACTCTTCTAAGGTTGCACAGCAGGTATTTTCTTCTATGTACGATAACATTACCGCACAGGAGATCGACACCCTCTCCGCTGAAATTTGTGTTGGTATGATCACTTCCGAACCAGATTATGAGGTTCTCGCCACCCGTATTATCGCGAGTAACATCCACAAGGTCTGCCCCAACAATTTTCATCTCGCCATGAAGAAGCTCCAGAAGGCTGGTGTCGTCACCGACGAAGTTGTCGAAGTTGCTCAACAGGTCAAGGATGAGATCAAGAGTGACCGAGACTTCGATTTTGGGTACTTTGGTATCAAGACTCTCGAGAAGGGGTATCTTCAACGCGTTGAAGGGAAATTGATCGAGACACCACAGTACCTATTCATGCGCGTCTCCATTGGTATTCACGGGAAGGATATTCCCTCTGTACTCGACACATATGATAAGATGTCAAGTGGTTTATTCATTCACGCTACCCCAACTCTATTTAACGCTGGTACACCTCGACCTCAGATGTCTTCTTGCTTTCTCATCGCGAACAAGGGGGACTCTATCGATGGTATCTATGGAACCCTGACAGAATGTGCACAAATTAGTAAATGGGCTGGGGGTATCGGGATGCATATTCATGATATCCGAGCGAATAAGTCTCACATTCGGGGAACCAATGGTCAGTCGGATGGTATCATCCCAATGCTTCGAGTGTTCAACGCCACGGCGCGATACGTGAACCAGGCTGGTCGTCGCAAAGGTTCGATCGCAGTGTACGTGGAACCGTGGCACGCCGACATCATGGACTTCCTTGAACTTCGCCTTAACCAAGGTGATGAGGAAGCTCGTTGTCGCGACCTCTTTTCAGCCATGTGGATCCCAGATCTCTTCATGAAGCGAGTAGAAGAGGGGGGTAAATGGTCACTCTTCTGTCCAGACACAGCGAAGGGTCTCTCTGATTGTTATGGGAAGGAATTTGATGAATTGTACACCAAGTACGAAGAGGAGGGGCTCGCACATTCAACTGTACCAGCCGCTGAAGTTTGGAAAGCAATTCTGAAATCTCAAACGGAGACTGGGACACCGTACATGCTTTACAAGGATGCATGTAACTCAAAGAGTAACCAGAAGAACTTGGGTGTAATCAAGAGTTCCAATTTATGTACTGAAATTATAGAGCACACTAACAAGGATGAAACTGCTGTGTGTAACCTAGGTTCCATCGCTCTCCCAAAGTACGTGAACAAAGAAACGAAGTCTTTTGATTATGAGAAGCTCCATGAGGTGACGAAAACAGTCACAAAAAACTTGAACCGTGTTATCGATCGTAACTTTTACCCCGTGGAGACTGCCCGGCGTTCTAATATGAGACACCGTCCTATTGGTCTAGGTGTACAGGGTCTCGCAGATGTATTCATTCTATGTGGACTCCCATTCGACTGTGAGGAATCACGTCTCATGAACGCGCATATATTTGAGACTATGTATCACGCTTCCCTTGAGGCTTCCTCAGAACTTGCTGAAATTGATGGTTCCTATGAAAGTTTCGAGGGGTCCCCAGCGTCCCAAGGTATTCTTCAACCCGACATGTGGGAAGGTGAAACTAAATTTAGTGGGCGCTATGATTGGGATGCGATGCGTGAGCGCGTGAAAACAAAGGGACTTAGGAACAGTCTTCTCATGGCCCCGATGCCTACGGCTTCTACGGCTCAAATCTTGGGTAACAATGAATGCTTCGAACCCTACACGACCAACATCTATCTGAGACGCACCCTCGCTGGTGAGTTTGTGGTTGTGAATAAACACCTCGTTGATGATCTCAAGGAGGTTGGTCTATGGTCAAAGGAAATGAAAGATCTTATGGTGAAGGCTGGGGGTTCTATTCAAAATATTGTCGATATCCCAGATGATATCAAGAAGTTGTACAGGACTGTATGGGAAATTAGTCAGAAATGTATCATAGATATGGCGGCGGATCGTGGTCGTTTCATTGACCAGTCCCAATCCATGAACCTTTTCATGGAAAGTCCCACGATGTCTAAACTGTCGTCGATGCATATGTACGCCTGGAAATCTGGTCTCAAAACCGGGATGTATTACCTTCGCTCGAAGGCGAAAGCGCGTCCTATTCAGTTTAGCCTGGAGCCTGATTGCGTGGCGTGTTCAGCTTAAAGTTTTGAAACTCTAAATTAATAGAAAGACATGGACAAAGCCCTTGAAAACCTTCAAATAAATGAGTACACGAATCGTAAAATTGTCCTCTCAACTAAACAAGGAACACCTATCCGTGTACAATTTCCCCGTATGTACATGCCATTCGGTGTCTCTGGATTCACACCTGAAGTTGGTCCCACTAAATATAATATCGATTTCGCCGTAAAAGGGTACGACGAAGAGGAGAGTTATATGAAAAAGTTTTACGATTCTCTAAAAGCAATTGAGAGTAAGATTATTGATGCCGTCGTAGAACAGAGTGAATCTATTTTTGGAAGTGTGATGACGAAAGAAGAACTCACACCCATGTTCAATTCCAACATGAAGGAATCTCTCGATCGTGAACCGAAATTTAGAGTCAAGGTCGACACTACAATGGAAGATCAGATCAAGGTGAATGTTTTTGATGCGGATAAGAATCCCATTAAGGATGAAGCTAAAAATGGTCTCTATGCAAGAAATTCGGGACATGCCATTGTCGAACTCGGCACTGTGTATTTCTTGAACAGAAAGTTCGGGTGTACTTGGAAACTTCACCAGCTCATCGTGTATGAGCCCCAGAATCTCAAGGGATTTCAATTTAAGATTTAGATTTATTCAAAAGTAAAATACTATAAATAGCCTGTGCCTCCTTTAGAAGTTTACCCTGAACCCTGGTAAACTTATTTGGGTCCATACCAAGTTTAATTTTCGCAATCGTTACAGATTCTCCCCATTTCGCGAGAGACATGCTTACTTACTATCCTTTATGATTTTTTTATAAGCCTTGGTGTTTTTGGCGGGTACGAGACCGAATGAGCTCTTGTTACTATCAGCCTTTTTCTTCGCCAGCTCAACGAACGCCTGGAACTTGGGGTTCTTCTTGAGGGACTTCTTAGCAGCCTTGCTCGCCGCCTTGGACACGATGCGACCATCCTTCATCATCAAATCCTTTTTGG